CGGTCCTTGTCCTGCAACTCACGGTTAAGTTGTGAGAGCACGACAAAAGCGACAGGGAGTTCTTTTTTAAGTTCGGTGAGTGCTTCTCCCAAGTTGTAAAGCATTTCGAACTTGTCTTTCTCTGATGCCGCTTTTCTGAATAAAACAGAGTGGTCGACGGTCACCAGTACGTTCTTCTTGACGATGGAACAGAACTGGCGGATCGTACGTTTAAACTCGTCCACCGTCATAGGTTTTTCTACGACATAGAGTTCCTTTCTACTGTGCAGCATCGCGTATTTCTGCGCCTCAGAGAGTTCGCTGTTCAGTACAGGACCATACAGCTTGTCTGCGCTGGCAAGGTATTTCATGGATTTACCGAGTACGGAAGCAAACTCCCGCATCGCCATGGTACGCGATAGCATTTCGAACTGGAATTCCAGGACCGCAAAATCCTGTGTGGGGTTGAGGATGTGCGCTTCCCGGGTGATCTGCGAAGCAAGAACAGTCTTGCCCGAAGCGGGACGTGCACCGATGACAGTGATGGTATTCCACTCGATACCACCCATGCCGGCGTCATTGAAGCGTTCCCACGGCGTAATGATGGACTGAATCTCTCCGGTCTGCCGTGCACGCATGTACTTTAATCCGTCTTGGTACACTTCCGTGATGTGTTTCCACGGAGCGGTAGGTTTAGAAGACGGTGTCATAGTGTTTGGAAAAAGACGGTAAATTTACGGAAGTCTACAAAAATTCCAAAACATTTGTAGAATAATTTACCAAACGATGCCATCACCATTTAACCCTTTCAAAATATGGTTGGTTTGGTTGAACACGTCGTTACAGTCCCATTGTTTTTGCTTACTGTAGGCAGCACTGGCGGGGTGAGTAGCAAAAAGTTTGTGGTGTGTTTCATCTGGAAATATTTCCATGAACTCTTTTGCTTTGTTACCCAAACCAATCACTACCAGTCCGGTGTTGCGGTGTGCAAGCTGGTCTAACAGGTACGTAGTAAAGTTTTTCCAGATATGATAGTGCGACCCGATCTTTCCTACCTCTACGGTAAACGCAGTGTTAAGCATCAGCACACCTTGTTTGGACCAGGTGCTGAGGTCTACGGGTGGCGTCCATGCTGGATCATTGTCATATACGGTGCTGCGAATGGCACCATGGATGTAACGCAGGGAAGCTTCGGGTTTCATCGTGTTGCTGCACGAAAAACTGATACCGTCGGCTACTCCTACCTGTGGGTAAGGATCTTGTCCAATAATCACAACGCGTACATTTCTATAATCTGTTTCCTGGAATACCCGGAACACCTGTTTAAGAGTGGGCGTAAAATGCTGTTGATTTATTGAACTTGAAACAAGTTGTTGAACAATTTTGTTAAAATCTTCCGATAACACGAAAAATTTTAGAACATCGTACCAACTTGTTTGTTTGATTATCTCCTGAAGCTTGGGTACAAGTTCTTCAGTTTTTTGTAGAATTTGAGGGTTAATTTGCTGATTCATTGTAGAATTTGGATTATATTCGTAGGCACTAATATTCTAACTGTTTAATCAAAATGACAAACCAATCTGTTGAGATGATCCGCAAGGATGCACTCATTCCTGTGACGATTGGCACAGGATTTTATGCACGACTGCGGGAAATGCTGCTTTATCTATTGAAAGACAAATCCCAGGAAGAGATCCTGGAAGCAAACCGTCAAATCGAGTCCGGTAATGTTACCGAAGACTGGATCCGTCACTATGAAACTACGGTGGTGCTCTGTAAAGAAATTGAAAAACAAGCATCTGAACACGGTATGACGTACACATCAGACCTTGCTACTGAGATCGAACAGATCGTAGCAGAAAGCGAGACTGATACGGACGAGGTAATTACAATGTAATTACATCATTCTGCATTCAAATAACTCTCCCAGTTCCAGACACGCGTCTATAGCTAGGGAGAGTTGTTCTCTTGAACAATCCGCAAAGCTGCGGTAGTATACGTCGTTGTCTTTTTCGACGCAGAGTCCGCTGCGTTGTTTGACCATGTTTTTCATTTCCACGAACCCGTGACCGGTGTGGTTACATAGTTCGCGAATCATTGCGTGCACACGTGCAATCTGCGGCATGGATCCGTTTGCCGAAATCTTTTCCATGTATACTTCTACAATGTCTCCTTCTTTGAGCGATGTGATGAACATAGATTCATTCATCGTGTCTTTAAGGGAGTAGGGGAGAAACTGTTTCTCCTGCAATTGTTTTTTGAAAATGGTGTACATGGTCAGAAGATTAAGGGTTCGGAATAGATGATCTTGCTGCTGTCCAGACCTTCCAGGGCGCTTTGTACCCACATCTCATCGACGGTGTCAGCGTACATGAGGATATGAATGGTGGCGGTTTCGGTAGGGTTGAGACGCAGCAGTCGTCCAATGCGCTGGGAACTTTTACGTTCATTGCTGTAGGCGTGCATGATGATCCCGCTTTTTAGGTCGGGAATATTAATACCTTCATTAAGCTGCAATACACAACTTAGTTTGTCAATGTGACCTAGTTTAAAATTCTCCAGGTTGTTGTCAGATTCCGGGTTAGTGCTGTGGTAACTGTGTACACAGATCCGGTCCGCCTGGTCTTGCGTGTTGCAAAACACCAGGCATTTGTTAGTCATGTGTTCCAGCAGGTTCTTGGCGTACGTTTCCTTACTGGGAAACTCCATCAGTGCGCGCATCCGCATGATTCTTGCCCATTGCACGGATTGCGGGGTACTTGCTTCTGCGAGTTTCTCGTTCCAGTACTCATACTGTTTGTCTTCGCTGGTCATCCAACTCTTACCACTCTTGGTACTCATGCGCATGTTCTTGACACGGGAGAGTTGTAGGGAATGGATCACGATCTTGTAATCGTTGAGGATACCTGCTTCAACAGCATCGTCAGTAATGTACGCGTAACGGATGGGACAGAATTTCCCAACCATTTCTCCTTTTTCACTTTTAGCATGACGGGGAGGCGTACCTGTAAGTCCCACGATGGAACCCATAAAGGTGTCTAACCAGAAACTGTGTTTGTACGTCAGGGAGTGACACTCGTCCAGGTAGACAACGTCAAATTCTCGGGACTGTTTTTCCAGGGAGAGGTAAGTAGTAAACGTGATATGTCCCAGCAAGTTCGAGATACCAAATTTGTATGCATCATCGATCCAGCTTTGGAAAATACTCCGCTTGGGCGCGACTACCAGGAATCGCGCCTCGGAGTTGTGGGTAGCTAAATACCACAGCATGTGCTGTAGTCCCACGTACGTTTTACCAACTCCCATGCTAAGTCCCACGCCTGCGCGCTTGTGTTCTTGTAAGGTCTTCAGCGCGATGCTTTGGACCTCTGCACGTTTGTCGGTCATAGGTGGTTGTTTAGTTCACCTTTTCCGCTTTTGATTTGCGGGGAGCAGTAGTGCGCACCTTGGGTTGCATAGTAATCTCCTGGTCTACCCAGGTGAACCCTGCAAACTTGGCGAACAATCGGTTTAAAAATCCTGGTTTGTGTACATAGCGAATGCAATGCTTTTCTTTTTCTCCGTGAACATTGGTCACCGGAACTTCATAATGTCCTTTGTAAGTAATCATAAGTGTTGAATGGTTAAATTGATGTGGTTGTTTTCTTGGTACGTTTCTTCACAGGTTTTGGATTCTCGTACTCCTCTAATATCTTTTCGCATTTGTCTTTCCATGCACCACTGTTGCATAGTACAACACCTTTTACTTGCGTGAGATCGTTGATCTCTTTGGTCTCTACAGGACAGTCATCAAGATGAAACAATACCTGGGGAGCGTTTTTAAAGATCACTTCTGCTTTGAGGAGCATATTGGTAAAGTGAACATACCGGTGGGGGATACCCAATTTGTCAATGACTTCCCATAAATCGTCGTTGTGGGGGGAAGCAACCCACGCATGTTTTTGCAACTCATTGTAACGTGCTGTCACAACGTGCACCTCGTAACCGCGCTGGATTAGTTCAGCAGCATACTGTTGAATGTCTTCCCGCGATAGCGTTCTGTCGTAATCAAACGATACTATCTTCTGTTTCATTGGTTTTTACTTTCTTCAACCCCAATGCAATTGCTTCCTCACGGGTAAGTTTGTCGTGAATGTATCCATGGCAGGACCTGCACACGGGTATCACATTTGCAAAATCCAACATGTGGTCTCCCCGGTCAGCACCGGAGTACAGGTGGTGTACATCGGTGGCACGGGTTTGACATCCAGGTAGATTCGCTTTGCAGAGGTGGTTTTTGGGGGATTTGAAGAACTGTTCACGCATGATGGCGTACAACTGGTTCTTCTTCTGTTGTTTGTCAGAAAACTTTTTAAGCGGAGTAACAGACCGTAAAGTGGTTTTACTCGAAGTCGGTTTAACCTGCGACCAGCACTGCTGGCAGTATCGTTTACCTTTATCATTCTTCCAAATGATTTTCAGTTCGTTACAATGTGCGCAGGGTTTAAGTTTTGGTGTCATCGAGTTTTCTAGGGAGAGCGAGTATGGACACCCGACGTGAATCGGGAGGCACCGAAGTGCATGCGTCATCTTGGGTTAGGTGTACTCAGGGGTATAGTCAATGTCATCGAACGGATCAGTTTCTTCGGGAATATCGGTGATCTCCGCAATGTCGTCGATCCCCATCTCCTCGAGGTCATCCTCGCTCAGTACATTGTTGATCTCACCGTGCGTTAACACTGAACCTTGAAATGGATTTTCGATCGCGGTCCCCCAGTTGGTGGCGACCAGGAATTCGAAGTCCTCGTCAGTCATACGCAGGTATGTCTCTAATGATACCTCAATACACTTACCAGTTGGTAAACTGATAATCATTATTTCTAATGATGCAATTTACCATGAATTGCAGAACAAATATACAAAAGTTCTACAAGAGTTCCATAAAATCTGATACTATATCGCTATCTATATGCGGATGTAGACACCCTCTTTGGTGACATTTACGCTTTTGACATCCTGGGTCAGTAGAATCTGAATGTTGTTCACGATCAGACGGGTGACCTCGGTGTCCTGGAGTTCAATATTGTTGATCACGGGGATGTCCTTGGGACTGATAAATCCCTGGGGTCGTTTACCGCGAACGTTGGGGAGGGTGATCCCCTTGGTTTTCATTTCCTTTTTGATGTGGTGCACCGTAGAAATGGCGATACCGAAGTGATTGGCAATGTCTTCGGGAGAAAGTGCTTTTTCAATCATCTTCTCCACTTGCCTTCTTTCGATATCGTTAAGTCGTTTTTGTTGTCCCATGTAAATGAGATTTAGGTTTTAAGGTTTATCAAAGTTCCGGCATGTCGTTTTCATCGATATGCAAGAGTACGCCTAATGAGCGCAGATACGTCATGGTAATCTGCACGTCTTTGTGTCCCATCAACTGGGAAAGCTTTCGTAAGTTTTGGGTTTTTTCAAAAGTCCTGATGGCGGCTGTGTGTCGAATGCTGTACAGCGTGTGGTCCTCCTCAATGACTTTTTCTTTAAGGAGTACAGATTTGATGCGTTTCCAGGCGGTGTCGAAATAGTTGCGGTTTGGCGCCTTCCCTTTTCGCAGTGCAAAAATATACTGTTGTGGATGACTTTCCCCTACTTTTCTTGTTTCTAATTCTTGTCTGACATATTGTGGAACAGGAGTAATACGAATATCTCGTCCTTTATTTTCATCAGCGCCAAGTGCAATACGAGAAAGGTCCTGGTTGAAATGACCACGTTTGAGCATTCGGATCTCTTCGTGTGGTCTCAAAAAGCATCCGTACATCATGAGTGCACACAGGTATAAATCAGGGTGTTTGAGTCTCATTGTTTCTAAAACTATATCCATCTGTTCCTTGGTATACGCTTTATGCAACTTTGGTTTCTTTCTCCGGGTTGCCGTTAAGGGTAACGGATTAACAACTACAAGGTTCAATCCTTCGTATATACCAAACAAACAGCTTAGTCGGTTGCGGACAATCATGTAGTAGTTGTTTGAAGAGGTAATGGTGTTCAGGTATTCCTGCACCAGGTCTACATTCAGGTCTGCACCGCGTATCCAATCTAACTTGTTTTCCGCGAGAAAGTTCCTAAATTTTTCCGCATGAAATTGCATATCTGCTATATGTCTAGCGGAAAGGTGGGTATTTTTCGTATTTTCGTGGATAAATTCCTCCTTTAGCATCGTGGTCAGGGTTGTTCGCAGGCGATTTCCGTTGTCTACGGGGTTCCAGCCGGCGAGCAGCAGTCTGTAAATGTGATACTGGAGGCGTTCAAGTTCTTTGTTGCGTTCGTACACTGTCTTGCAAGTGTTAGGTGAACAGTCAAGTCCCACGTTTTTTCCGTGGTAAAATCTGTAAGTCTGCCCCTTGTACGTCAGGTTAACATATCCCTGGGACTGGAGCGAATCGGGGTTGTTGATGGTCGGCTTTGGTGACATGAGTTATACAAATTTTCTACAAAAGTAATAAAACTCATAACCCGAAGGTCGGGAGTTCGATCCTCCCCTTCGCAACTGCACAGAACCCGCTACCATGGCGGGTTTTGTCGTGTTATGAGGGTCACAAGGTACGAAAAAATTTTACCTCTGTGACCTCTGTGTACTAAGCAAACCGGAACATCACCGGTAACTCCAACAAAATCAATGGGTTACAAAGATTTCAACAAGTAGTTACCGGTGTATTCCTACCTCTGCAAAGATCTATAATTCTGACTCTATTTTAACGTAAACAATCTTTTCTGATTCGTCTTTTACATAATAGGTGAAGTTTTCAACGATAAAGTCAACTTCTCCGGAGTCATTGATTGGAATAACAACACTTTCGTACACGTTATCTGCTTCGAATTCTGTCATGATTTCATGAACTAAAACCGCAATGTCGTTGCAAATCGTTTCGATTTCAGGTACATCTTGTAAAACATATCCTTTGTATTGTTCGTCAATACGTCCGTTGAAATGTACTTCAGGTAGATGCCCATCATACCCACCACTGATATTTAAAAACAGTTCAGTGACTTTGTGCGTTTTTAACAACTCAGCAGGAATTTTCAGATGGTAATTTAGTTCAGCAACATGTGATTCTTCTTCAGTGTAAAAGTCTGTTCCTTCAAAATAAACATGACCTTCGTCGTCCACTTTCAAATCAGCAACACCATTTGCACTAAATTCTCCTGCCCAGCTGCCGTAGTCCAGTTCGTTTAAAATCAGATCCAACAGTTTGTTGACGATTTGATCCTGGATACTTAAAATACCAAACGCAAACGTGTAACCGTATTTTGTACCATCGATCAAGACATAAGCAGCCCCGCTGTCAGATCCACCGTCCCACTCGAATTGTACAGGGATCTTCTGTGCGTACATACTCCGCAAAAAGTCTACAAGAACCTTGTTCGTAAATTTCAAGTTTTCCGGAAACGTATAGTCGCAGAATGTCACAATTCCACCTCCTTCTCTACAGGAATACTGGGACGTTTAAGCATCCAGCTGAGTACGGTAAACTTTTCAAAGTAGTCCTTTGCATTAGGGATAAACCCGCAATCTTCCAGGACATGTTGTTCTGCGATAACGCGGGTAGGAACTTGTTTAACAGTTCCGTCATTTAAGATTACAGGAATGGTAACGCCGAATTTTTGTTCACATTCGAATATACCTTCTGCATGATGTCGTAACGCACGGTGACGAATGTCAGGAATCCATGCTTTGGTGGCGTCAAACCACTCGTGAATAAGTAAATACTGATTAGGTTGTCCGCCGTGTTTCTTGGCTGAAGACAACGCATGATGATAAGGATGTGCCATATTTTGGGTGAATTAAATACCCACCGGCACCGCGATCACTTATTCAAATGATCGCTGAGTGTGGTAGGGGTGATTTTCACATGGTGTTTGATCTGCAGGTATCTGCGAAATACTTCCATGTTTACTGTACCTTTTTTCTTCAGAAATTCCTGGTACAATTCGATAATAAAATCTGTTGCCATATTACAAATTTAGTCAATAGGTCGCAACATGCGTTTCATGTACGTTGAGTTTTGATTTACAGCGTTTAAATAAAATTGTTTGAATTCCTCTTCTGTTGCTGGTTCGTTTTCAACGCTTAACATCGAATCTATTGAGCAACAAAGTGTCTCATAAGGAAGCACGGACTTTTCAGTATAAGACTTACGTACAATAATACAGTATGGTTGTCCAGGTATTCCGGCGTAATAATACGTGTATTCAGAAGCGTATGAAGGTCTCCATTTACGAAAAATCAGTAACCTGTCAGATAGATCTGTTGTACTCATGACATAATTCGTTTAACGTTTTAGGTTGGTAGTTTACTACCTCGCAGGATACACAGATGTACCCTGGTTCGTCAATAATGTTTTCATGGACATGACCGTGGATGTTCCCTGCTACTCCTCTATAGGTGAGTTCTGTAGGATGGATAGGACAGTGGGTAAGGAAATAACCTTTGTACTGTACCATACCCGCTACGGAATCCACGTATTTTAAAAGTTCAGGGGTATCCTGTTTACGGTCGTGATTTCCCAGGACCACATGCTTGAACCCGTTGAGGCGATCAAGCAAGTGGTAGGGAGTTTTCTTTTCCATGGTAATATCACCCAGGATGTACGTGACATCGCGTTTGTCGACAATGCTGTTCCATGTTTGGATGATGTGTTCGTCGTGTGCTTCAACAGAGTCAAATCCACGACGCGTTGCCATGTTTTGGTGACCGAGATGTAGGTCAGCGATGAAACGAACAATACCTGCCATTACGATGCTGCTATGTCAAAGTGATCACCAATACCACGAAGGGTTTTACCCAGTTGTTTAGCAAGATTTCTCAATGCTTCAGGTTCCAGGGATTCTAACCACTCGTCTTGTTTTGCTTCCGTGCAGTCTTCAAAGCACGTAGGTTGTCTGTGTTCTTCACCTTCAAACTGTTCGAAGATGTAGATACCGGATAGGTTTCTCCGTAGTGTTTTATTTTCGTTACTCATAACTGTATTCTCCTACTAATTCTGTTTGACCTTGTGCGGTAGTACGTATTGCTAACTCGTTTACATGATTACCGTCTACATCTATTTTGTATGATGAATAAAACACCTCAAAATACTTAGGACGTTTTGGTTGTTGAAGAGATTGGATAAACTCAGTAAAATCATCTGCTGGTTGATCTATACGACATCCATCAGAATCTATGTTATTCATACCCCTTTCATACGCTTCCGTCAAATCATCTTCAGTATACTTGTAGGTTTCTTTTGCTTTGTTGTAACCTGCATAAAAAATATTAATCCATCCTAAATCAAAGATTGTATTCTTTTTATCTGCGGTTACAAACCAGGTGCATGCTAATTTCTCAACATTATCAGATTCACCAAACTCAGGTAACAAAGCAACTCCTTCAAGAATGGGTGCATCTGTTAATGGTCGGTGTGCGATGACTTTTTTAAAGATTTCACTATCTAAAAAACGAAGTTGTCCCGATGTTATTCCACCAAGTATTAGGTTTTTATTTTCTATACAGAATAGAAAATCTCCTTCCATTACTTTTTCATCACTTATAATAAGTGCGTAGTCATCGGTATAGATAATTTCTTTTTTCATTTTTTGTTTAATTCATCAATAAGTGCATCAGCAACAAGTACTGCTTCTTGAGCAATACGTTGCAGTTCTGAAATACCAAGTACAGTACTACCATGTCCAGAGTTTCTTGTTAGTAATCCTTGTACAGCTTTTGCTGCAAAGTATTCTCTAGTTGTAATACCGGGTGTGGCATAAGTTGATCCGAAATGATCATGATAAAAACCCGGTCTTGCAAATGCAGGGTTATCTGGATATGTCATATATTTTCTTCATCAGGATCTTGAAAATAAACACTTACACAAACCAAGTCACCATTATCATCATAGGTTGCATATACCGGGTATACACCATCCCCAAATGCAGTGCTAAATGCAACACCGAGGTTATTGCCAAGTTCACCGTGTCCTTTTTTAGACAATGTCGCATGACAGCATGCGTTGTAACTGAAGTCTGTATCAGGAGCAGGTGCTTCGACCTGATCCCATTCACCAGTTTCAAGCAGCGCATTCATGTCTTTACCCCCGTATTTTGCAATAGGAGTGGCAAAGTTTTCAAAGTCAACCTTATACTGGAGTCTTTCATCAGTAGTTTTGTGTTCAAAGATTCTGATGTCCTGGAACTGCTCATCTTCCCAGTGCGAGTCAATGTAGCATGGGTCACAAAGTAAGAGTTGACCGGAGTCTACTCCAACTTCACCGATAAATTCTGTTTTCATTTGTATATTTCTTTAAGTTCTGCTAGTCTTTTTTCAAGTCGTTTAATTTCTAACCGATCTACAAATTCAATGTCATAATCACCTCCATACCATTCATACCGATGTGTTCCGTCAGTATGAATGTATAAGTGAGTAAGTTGTTCACCTTCGGAAAAGATTAGGTATCTGTCAGGACTACTCGGCATTCTACCAACATATTGAAATGAATCCATATCTTCACCATTGAATCTGTAGACACGGTCTCCGTAATTTAGATTAAATAAATCTTCAGCTGTTAATTTTTTCATTGTTTGCTCTCCTTATACCAATTAAGAAATTCCCAAATTGCTTGTACTACTCTTTTTTTAGAAATTCCAATAGAGAGGTGACTTAAATTATCATACTCTTGGGATTTTACCTCTTCATACGGAAGGGTTTTAAGTTTACTACATACTTCCATAATCCAGTTCCAGTCTGAGTCAAACTTTAATTGAGAAGTAGAGTAAATATACATAGAACGATTAGATTCGTGACCTCCTGAATTAATGAAAGGTGTCATATACCCATTAATAGTTTGTATGTATCCATACTTATCAATTTCATGAGCAAAATCTTCTTTCCATCCTAAGAACTCAGCACATATCTTGTTGTACTCTTCTTTGTTAAAGTTTTTCATAATAGATTACTAATTATCCACTTCAGTCCTGGTTTAATCCACTTGTTATCCTTGCGAATAAGCAGCTTATTTGCTTTAGGGAAAAAATCCAGTACACCGTGGGTGGGACTGTTAATAGCATAACTACCGTTACTTCTGAATGTTACATCATAACAGGATTCAAGTTTAGGTAGAAATAGTTTGTCAAAATCTTCTGCACGTTCTTCACGCAGAACTTTGTTCATTAGCGACATAGCACGGAAGTCGTTATCCTCCCGTGCTAATTCTTGTTTTAATTGTTCAGATCTTTTCATAATTACATGTAATACGTCATGTACCCTTCACGTTTACCTACCACAGCTTGCATGAAGTCACCCCATGCGCGCCAGGTAAACCCGTAAATGGTACCGTCAGAGAACTCAAATGCATTTTCATTATGATGCTGTCCTTTGCTTCCGATCAACCCTTCTTCTGTGACAAACTTTTTCAGTGTTTCCATATAAGGATGTACTTCAGGAATAAAGTATTCTAGATAACCATTCCAATCAGGAGGGTTTTCTAAGTCTCTACCACCCATTATGACCTCATATCGTTCTAAATCCATCAGTTCATCGGTGCACTCGACTATCTTAACTGTTAACTTATCCACGTTTTATCTCTCCTCCTCTAGGTACTCCATCTTCCACAATCAAAAACTGACCATGGTTGACGTGCAGTTTGTCAATGAAAAAGTAACGACCACCAGTAATTGATGTGTCCATGATGTCGATCTTTACAGCAGTGTGTCCTACTACTTGAATAACGTGAGGAGCAAGGGAAGTTTCATTCACCCGCATTAAACTCACAGGACGTATCCACACTGGTGTTTGATAGGTGTTGTCCCCGTAAGGATTGGTACCGTTGTGATCAAACAGTTTTGGATCTTCTTTAAACAAATCGTTGACTACATCAGCAATCTTGGTGACGTCAATTTCTTTAATCTCTAAGTTTGCCAACCATTCTACACTTACTCCTGCGTGTGAACACAAGTATTCATCCATTTGATACGCCATCTGTAAATGGTGCATGTTTTCTGAAAGTAAGTGACGAATGACTAATGCGTACTTAGATTGAAAACCACTGTACTGAGAAGGAAATCCAGGTAAGTAATGGACGCAGTGATTACCAATAAGCATAATCACTTCACACTGTCCGGATTCCTTAAATGCAATGATGTCTTTGAAATTCTCGATCTGTTTAGGACCAGGAATGTCAAATGAGTCAAAATAGTCACCGATAAATACTACTCGGTCCGGGTTCTCCTGAGCGACGATATCCTTCCAGATATCGCGCCCATGGATGTCACCCAAGAAAATTGTTTTCATATTAGAATGCAAAATTGTCGTAGTTGTTTTTAGCACTGAATTCAAACTCCAGTACTAAATGTTGATGGTCTCCTAAATTCCAACCTGATGATTGAAAATCATGTTCGTTGCTATCAGGATAAAATGTAGAACGTTCATTGATTCTTTCTTCAAAATAGCGAGGAGAGAATTTGAATTTAGTCTTACCTTCTTCATAATACTGGTCAAATTCTTCGATTTTGTCTATGTAGAAGTAAAATTCTTTACTGTACTCAGGCATTGCTACTACATTACCTTTTTCGTCAATCGTTTTGATTTTACCTAAAATAGTTAGACTGCGATCATGTAGATCGAAATCTTCAAGCATTTGTGGAATAGTTGTATCGGAATACACTCGATAACTTTCAATGGTCCATTGCTTGCCGGTTAACATGTTTGTTGCAATTGTTTTCATTGTGTACGATGGTTTTTCGTTATTCACATTGAAGAAATTACCAAACACTTTTGGAGACATGTTGTGGATGTTCACTTCTTTGATAATAGACACCAGCATGTCGATGGTAAGGATCTTGAAGTACACTACCCAGTCAATGATGTCTCTACGGAATTCGGGATAGATCAACATATCATCAATGATTTCTTTGATGATCTCAGGAGTTAACGAACCATACTGTTTGATATACCTAATTCTACCCGGACGGTCCAAGAAGTAGGGAGAAATCTTACTCTCGTTACTGGTGAACAGCATTAAATGCTTGGTAGAAGACGAAGTACCATCTACAAAACTCAGCAATGGTGCTACAGCTTTAGTGTCTTCATGGTTCATGATCTTTTCGAACTCGTCAAAGAAGAAACACAGCGGTTGCTGTACGTCGTCAAAATAATTTAGAATATCGATGTTGCCGGAGTTGACCAGGATAACTGGTAATCCACACATATTTGCCAAGGTCTTAGCGGTTACAGTCTTTCCTGCACCTTTCAAACCATTCATGAGAACACCGACATTTTTGTCACTGCTATTATAAGTACGCATCACATGGTCGATAAAATCATGTTCGATACCGTAAATCTTGTGAGGAAACTCGAACGAGTCACCTTGTTTACCCAGGAATGTACCCCTTATAGTGGTGTAGGGTTCCCAGATACCATTAGGGATTTCTTGGAAGATTCCGCTTCCGTTAATTTTGGAAAGTTGATTGGGGTTTCCTGCCCATATTTTGTTGTTACTCATAGGATTTAGGTTGGTTTTTCTTAGGTAGTGGTTTTTTAACAAGTCGATCCATATCTAGATCGAAAAATGAGAGGATCATGGATATACCCATAATGTTTAACAGTTTCTTCAACATGTTATTGGTCAATTACTTAAAGGTGCTTTGATAGCGGGGTGTGACTTGTAGTTCAACAAATCAAAGTCGTCAATTTCATGATGCGCAATGTCATCCAGTGGACCTGAAGCAATGTTCAGTGTAGGTAAGTTGTAAGGATCTCTACTGATCTGTTTGGTAGCTTGGTCAAGGTGGTTCAAGTAGAGGTGAGTGTCACCAAGGTTTCCGATTAACTCATCCGGGATCATGTTTACATGCTTGGCAATGATTTCCAAAAGAAGACCATACGAAGCGATGTTATACGGAATTCCTAATAAAACGTCAGCACTTCTCTGTGACCACATCAAAGAAATTGCACGTTTAGGAACATTTGCATTGTCAAACCTTGCTGTCAACTGATGACTAAGCGATGAAACTTCCATTCCTCCCGGTGCAAAGTCGTCTACAGACTTACCAGCGTGCATTTTTTTAAAGTACTCACGTCGTTCCGGTATACTCAACTCTCTTGTGTACAGTTGAAATCCAAAGTGACAAGGAGGAAGAATCATCTGGTCAATTTCACCTACATTCCAGGCAGACACCATCAAACGACGAGAGTCAGGGTTAGTTTTAAGATCATTGATTAGGTTCTGGATTTGGTCTATTTGGATTTCTTCATAGTTCCAACCACTTCTAGAATCTGAACCATAACCTTGATACTCAGGATCACTCCACCATTCTTTAGTGATTGAATTCCAAACCCTCCATTGTTTACCATAAATTGGACCTAATTCACCATATCTGTGAGCAAACTCAGGATTTACTTTGATTTGTTCTACAAACTCTTCCATGGTGTAAGCAGTTTTGTCGTTTAGTCTACTTTGACGGTAATTCTTGTACGCATCACCATTCCAGATGTTGCATCCTCTGTCAACTAGGAACTTGATGTTGGTATCTCCACGGAGAAACCACAACAGTTCTACTGCAATGTTTTTAAAGGACATCTGTTTGGTGGTCAGTAGAGGAAACCCGTCACGCATGTTGTGACGGATCTGTCTACCGAATACAGATATCGTACCTGTGCCGGTACGGTCTTCTTTTTTAACTCCGTTTGTCAGGATGTCCTGCAGGAGATTCTGGTAATTCTTGTCTAAGTGGTTCATCAATTTCAGTGATAATTTGGATGGACAGGACATCAAAGTTGTTGCGCAGATACGCTTTTGCTTTTTTGATGTCATCGTCAGTGTGATGTTCTTCTTTCAGTAAAAAGTAATGCGCACCATCAGGTCCGGTGAATTCGTTGCGATAAAACATATCTTCAAATTCACCGTCTCCTGTAACTCCTACAGGTTTAAACTCCTTAAATGTCATTTTCATTTTCTTTGAGAGTTAAATAGTTAATAATGGTTTCTGTGTCAGTATGACAATGCGATTGCATGTACAGAATGGTATCGTACCTGGGAAACTGCTGTTGTACACAGAAGTTGTAGGTCAGATCCAGTTGCATCTGTAATTTTTCTTCGTCAGATAGTTGATTACTCATGGTTAGAAAGCGTAACGTATTTTGTTCCAGGGGATGACAGCATCGTGCAGGGTAGTAAATTCATGCATCCATTGGCGTTTTAAATCTGCTTTGTAGCGAACGTTTTCACTTCCAAATGCTGTAGATGTTTTAGACTCCTGGATTTCTGGAACCCACAGTAACTCTTCTCCTGGAATATCGTTGTTAATATTGTAACTGTGTTTTTCTTCATTATGTGTCAGGAAAATTACTTCTGCAAACACACTATCTTTCCACTTGTTATCAACAATGTCATTGACCATTACAAACAGTTCGTTGTAATCACGCAACCATTCTTGGTATACGACCACCGGAGAAAAATTAATATGTACGTCATAACCCGCTTCTTTAAACAAGTTGATAGCGTGAATACGGTTGTAGATGCTGGAAGTGTTAGGTTCCAGAATAGTAGACAGTGCTTGCGGCATGAGGGAAAACCTGATCCGCACTTTGCCTTCAGGATTGTAACTAAGTAATTCTCGATTGACAAACTTAGTAGCAAAGGACGCCATAGCTGTAGGATGTGTACGGAACATTTCAAACAACGTCTTCCAATACGTGTGATACTTGAGATGCAGTGCGAAGTCTTCAAACACACCTATATCATACGTGATATATTTAGGATGTGTCTGATTTGGTTTTTTCACTATTGCATTTTCAGCATGTGTATAGATTGCACTCATAATATCAAGCACATTTCTAGGAATGTCTAAACCTGTTGCTTTATTGCGTTTAAGATAACAGTTGTGAGTGAGAATCCCATTAGCAAAAAAGTTTTCATTAGTATCTACAGTAAAGTTGATAACCGTCTCTTTTTTATCTATCTTATTAATAGACGTTATTTTTTGGTATTGTAAATTCATGACTTGTGGTAATTGTGGTAAAAAAATAAAAGATGGTTTCTTTTATTGTAATGATGAATGTAAAAGAATTCATTATAAACTGTTGAATCAAACAGAAGTAATTACTTTCTCATCATATATAGATGCTTGTAAATACTTTGAAAAACACAAAAAAACACTTAAAAAATATGAAGGTGTCAAATTTACAATCGACAAACGTTTAACACCTTGCAAATCTATTAAATGGGTAAATTGTAAAATTTGCAATAATCCTTCTCCTTCTTCAACAGCAAGATCAGGGTATTGTAAATCATGTAGTCAAAAAGGATTAGGTAAAAAACAACAAGGAATACAAATATCAAAACGTTATATAGGTCCAGGTAATCCGAATTATATAAATGGACTTTCAAAAAGTAATGAATACAGTAATAACAGTTGGTATAAACTTAAAAGAAATTTAAACTTTACTAACTGTGCTTTGACAGGTCTTGATAATAATATTGATTATCATCATATAATACCTCGTTGGTTTTGTAAACTGGCAAGTATCGATCCTTATGACATAAATAACATCATTGGGATAAATCACTCATATCACAAAGCAATTCATCTTCTTCAGATAGATGTTTTGCTTCTACCCATCCTCTATTCCGTGTATAAAAAGGATGCTCTCCAGTTACGGTCACACTTTTTGAACCTGCTTGAATTACATAAAGTTCATGAGTTTCCCGTTGAGCAACTGCAGTCACAGTGTCTATTTCGATTGTCCCGTTATCCAGGGAGAAAGAAATTATTGCGTCTCCTTCCTGAATTTCTGCCGCAGTTTTTAACCCCTCAGGGGTGTGAACAAGAGTATCAAGAGTGACACAGTAAGAACAAGCAGCAAGACACCCATATCCGATAGGAGGCGCCATAAAATCTGTAGACCTTCCGTTAGGTGTACAGTCTAATTTTTTACGGTTTATATCCCGTATTAATGGTTGTTTAGATGCAAACAGCATAGTTGTAATAATTAGTAGATGTAGCAGGTATCTCTCCTGCTACACCTAGGGTTTAGTCCAGTTTTTTATGGAACTTTTTAAGTAGGTTGGTAAACATACCTTCTACTTCTACGTCATCCTCGTCGTCGGTTGCCTTGAAACGTTCGAGGGTTTTCTGGTCTACCAGGTCACCGTCTTCGTTAACCACCATTTCATCGCCTTTGATGACACGGTAGATCACGTGTTTACTGCCGGTAAGGGTTTCTAGCTGGTGCACCAGGATGTCTTCGGGATCCAGTTTCATCATATCATCCACTGAAATGTCCATGTTCTTAGAAGTGCGCATGTTTGCTTCCATGGATATGCTGAGTGCTACGGGAACTAGGTGTTCACGTACCATACCTTCCAGATTTAACGGGATGAGTTCTTCAACCAGAATCTGTTTAGTAGTAGGAGAAGCAAACAGCATTGCCGGTATTGAAACATGGATCTGTCTGAAATCTTCTTCCTGGTCGTGATACGCCAGAACAGTCAGAAATGGATTGATGTTTCCATGTTTTTGGAACATGGTTTCTACGGAACTGATATGATCCGTTTGGTATTGCTGAATGCGTTTCTGCAATTCCTCGTCTGTGATTTTGATGATCATTTGATTTGCTTGATAAGGTTTACGTAGTCTTTTGCTTCAGCGTATTTGCCGTCGATGTTCTTGAGGTATCGATCTTGTATTCGGATATAATCCTTAATGCAGTCACGGTACGTCAAATACACGCAGTGGTTGTTCTTTACTCCTGTCACATACTTGCTTTTGGATGTTTTGATACCAGCAATGTTTTTGTTTTCCTTGCAGATTTTGCTGGAAAAATGACCGGTTTCTATTTTCATCTGTGCAAGTGCGACGTTGGGTAAAACGCATCCCTGACGGGTGAGTTCATCGATGATAGCGCTGTCAGTAAGCGGGATATCATCCACCAGTTTCTCTACTACAACTCTTTCATAATGATGGATTACGTCAGCTTCCTGAATCAGGATGTAGGTGATCAGTATTACATTGAGCAATAGTGAACACACTAGAACCTTACTCCAGTCCCTGCGGGTCCGGACATTAAGGTTGTGATCGATAGTGGTGAATTTCTGTATCATAATTTTAAAAAACCCCGGTTTTACCCCCGGGGTCAGTGGGTTAGCAGGTCACGTGTTCCTTGATCATTTCGTTCATCTTACGTTTCAAAAATGCCGTGAACTCCATAGGGAATGTCGACATGTCGGTAAGGTGAATGAAATTGCGGAACATTTTACCAGAGTCCATGGACTCAATAGCAATCTGGATCACTTGCATACCGAGTGCTTCAGTACGCTTCACGTGTTTTGCCGTGTGTTCCATACCGTGCTCATAACTTCTGTAACCATAAGCAGCAGGATACCCGTCACTGATGACAATGAATACCACCGGATCCTGGGTGTGCTTGCGTACACGCTTGGCGCAGGTGAATATCGCTGTACCGTCACGGTTGTTGCTTTTAGCACTTACCGCAGAAAGTGAATACGGTGCATGTACCCCAGGTTCACGGTACACTTCGATGTTGGTTTCTCCACGTTCGTGATGGTCAGCTGTGTGACCATAAATAAACAAATTGATATCCGGTTGCGATTTCAGCGCTTCGTTCAAGAAAATAGCAGCTTCCTGCGCTTTTCTGATTTTTACACCACTCATGGACCCCGATTCGTCGATTAAGATACACACGCTTAGTCTATCGGTTTTTACCTGACCGATACGTTCGTATACGGTAGGTACTTTCATGCGTGCTTCTACCAGTTTGTTCGTATCCAGTCTGCCGGAACGGGTGCTTTTGATAGAGAACTTGTAGTCCCGCGCTTTACGACGCAGCAGTGTACCGATTACCGATGCTTTTGCCATGTCCAGTGAATCACGCAAACGTTCGTACTCTCTCCTGTCACCTTTGGGTTGCTTGATCAGGATCTTTTCCGGGTGATCCATTTCATCGTACATACCCATACCGGCAAGTTCATCCAGCACGGTTTGCATTGCACGAGAGTCATCATCACCATCGTTGTCACTGACCATGGACGCACCGTTTTTCTCGATGAGTTCTTCGAGTTTTTTGAGTGCTTCAGCGATTTCCTGGGGAGTAGGAGGAGGAGTACCTCCACCGCCGCTACTACTACCTTCAGAAGAAGGATCACTTTCACCTCCTCCTTCACCGGATCCACCGCCACCACCACCGCTTGGGTCTGGTGGTTCAACGATCATGCGGTAGATGTACTGTGCGAGTTCTTCACCCAGCTGATCACACCCTTTAAACGTTTGCGGAATACCGCCGTGGGTATCCATGATCTTTTGAACTTCACGTAACTCACGCTGGTACTTGTCCAACAGTTCGGGTTCTAATGTACCCGGGTGCTGGATGGTACGCATGAGCAGATCGGTGAACTCCTCGTAAGGTGTCTCGAACTCTTGGGGTTCGTACTGGGTCTTGAACTTGATGTCCTTGTATTTCTGGATGAAATTGGAATATCCTGGAAACTGTTCTGCTACTTTTCTATCCGTACGTTCGTCGTGGATAGCAAGAGAGAACATGTCCCGGAGTTTTTCTAAAGCACCATATTTTCCAGAAGGATTACCCTTTATTTTACTTTCCTGACGCAACGTCAATCGTTTTTCAAACAAGGACATTGCCTGGCGATTGTTGTTGTACACGTTGGTAGCTGCATTACGAACGGCACCACCGAGGAACGCGTCGCTTTTTTCAGCAGCTGTGAGTTTTTCACCTTCCGCGGTTTTCTTACCTCTTTCGAGAAATTCACCAGGAAGTAAGATCACAGCTTTCTGTTGACTGGTCTGTAGGGATACAGCCTGTTCCAGGGAACTGGTGTACTTCTCGTTCTTTTCGATACCGAGCACCTGCAGCATGTTACCCACTAATCGCGCAGCTTCCCGCGGATTAGAATTGTCATTAAGCAAAAAATCGGAAAAGTTGTTGTAACCGGATTCCCAATTGATGCCTTTGTTGGTTCTGTTTCGAAAGGTGTAACTATCGTCTTCTGAGCGACCGAACCAGTCTGCCCAGGATTTACTTGATTTATTTGTCATAACGAAAATGAAAAAAACCGGGGTACACGAATGCACCCCAGTCGGGTTTAGAGGGCGGCGATGATGGTCTTCACTTTGGCGCGTTCGTCAGCACCATTGCCGGTCTCGAACAGGGGTAGGAACACTTGCATCAGCGATTTACCCAGGTCAAAACCATCGACCACCAGTGACGCCACCTGCAAGGTGTGTCGTACGGATACCGTAGAGGACAAGTCCTGGTTTTCGTTTTGTTTGCGGATGTTCTTGGCGATCTGAACAATCTGTTTGGCAGTCTTTTTATCGATGCCGGTACGGTTGTTCAGTACGTTGATCTCCGCGGTTTCAGAGGGGTAGGACAGTTCCACAGGGAAGAATCGGTCCATCAACGCACGGTCGATCGACATGGTACCTGTGTATTCCGCACCCAGGTTGGCAGTAGCGATGAACACCACGCTTTCGTGTACGGGAATGTGACGCTCTTCACCATCGCCGGCGATGTCTACGGGTAAGTAGCGACGGCGGTCCAGACAAGGGAACAACAAGTTGTTGGCGCTCAACGGACTTCTACTGAGCTCATCTAAAAGGATGATCGCGTTTTCTTCCTGGATGTACTGCGCAAATGGAGCGTAGTCGAACACAGAAAAACCTTCTTTGTTCAGTCTGTGTACACCCAGTAAAGCGCTCTGTGGGTCCTGTACGGTACCCATGTCGACTACGAATAGTTTCTTACCCATGGCGTCAGCGATCAGCTTTACGATCTCGGTTTTACCGGCACCGGTAGGACCGATCAATAACTGGTTCTCACCGCGCAGGATGTTACGGATCATCAGCTTCCAGGTATCGTCCTCCACGTGGAACCCGGTGGATTTCACGCTGGGAAGCGGATAATCGGTAGCGATGGTCGCCATGAGTCCCGTTGCTGCAGGACCTTTAGCACCAGCAACAGACGCCATACGTAAAGCGATCTTAGCATCTACGTCTACGATTAAACCAAAAGGTTTGAACAACTCTGCGATTTCCTTTGCGTAAGCTGTCAGGTTCTGGTCCAGGTTGTACTCGATGTACGCGTCCAGGATTGGATTAGTGATCTGGTTTTCGGCGGGTACACCGTTATAGTAGCACTGCTTATCGTACTCGATTGGATACACGTCGTTGATGATCAGCTTTTTAGCAGTTTTGTCATACACGAACGATGTAGCAGCAAAAATGGTCTGCAATGGGTAACGCAGACAAGAAGCTTCCGGGAAATTGATCTCATCGATCTCGGCAGTGGAGGTGATTTCACCACTGACAACGGTTTCCTGGTTAGGCAATAATGCAGGTTTGAATGATTTAACCTGGTACTCGATCTTGAAGAATAATGTATTTGACATAGTTTTTTTACTTTTTTGATTTTTTGAAGCGGACTACCACTTCTTTTTTTAGCATTGGTGAGTACAACCGCAGTTTTTTTAACGGGTCGCATGCACGCCGGATGCGTTTGTCACTGACACCCAGGTAACGACATGCTGTCGCTATGTTGGGTAGTTCTTTAGGTACGCGTTGTTCTAAGGGTACCTCGGGGTCATAAACCAGGATAGGGATCTCCTGGTGGATAATTTGATACGCACTTTCCATGTCCAGATGTTTCGTTTCGATTTTTCACGGTGTCTCACTGGTGATACTACAGTGTCTCACTGGTGAGACGTATATAATAAGTATATAGAAGTAGTAATAGAGGCGCGTTTTCACACAGTCTCACAGGTGAGACTCAGTCCTCATCCGGTTCACGAAAACCTTCCACCGAAAACGACCCACCTTCCATCATGTTTTTGTCACCGTCAAACCCGAATGTGGATTTGAGGTGCTGGAAGATGTCTTCCACTTTTTGATTTTCAGATGTGTTTTGGGATTGTTCTCTTTTCAGGATCTTATCCCGCAGTTCGGTCGCCATTTTACGCAGTTCTTCCATCGCATTGTCAACGTCCTTTTTAGAACTTGGCGGTGGTACGGGTGCGTTTTCATTTGTAGCACGTTCCTGACGGGTACGGTTCATGCGTCCGTATAGCTCGGTGCGTGACTTTTCCAATTCTTCCCTCATCAGGTCGATGGAGGCGAGTTTGGTAGTAAACTGACACTGGGAACGGTCCATGAATACCCTGGGAAAACCCTGGTCATCAAACTCGAATCCCATGAGGATGAACTCATAGTGATCGTTAGCGAGCGGACCGTTGTCCCGTTCATAGTCAGCGATTGCTTTCTGGAGATACTCCAGTAGTGATTTCTTGCTCATAATGTGATAATGCTGTGTTTCTGATGATGTGTTTTTTCTGAATGGGATCATACGAGCGTCGGATATATCCCTGCTTCTCCAGGGAACTCAGCATCCGGTACACAGATGCCCGACTCAATCCGGTCTCCTGTTGCAATTGTCCGGAAGAGGTGTAGCAGTATTCCCGTCTACCCATAAGAGCAACGAGAATACCGTACATACCTTTTTCCTGGACGGTTAGGGAAGAATCCCGCAATACTTGCATGGAGACTTTCACCCATATCATGTTACAAACTGTTGATGTTTGGAACGCGCACGGGAGCGGTGTCTTGGATCAATGCGACAATCGGTGAGAGTCTGTCAACCACCTGTTTGGTAATCTGGTAGTACTCACTTTGGCGGATCTTCTGCACCTCATCATCTTCAAGGGGAACTTTTACCACAGCACCTTCGGATTTACCAAGCTGGATGTTCTTGAGAAAGGATTTCTCTTTGAGCATTTTGTCCATTGCGTTGAGATGATCCGTAAATCGGTCATGGATGACTACCAACTCTTCGTTGGACAGTCCTTTGAAATTGTTGTTATTCATAATGCAAGTGTTTCAGGAGTGATAGAGAAGAAATTACGGGGAAGTAAACCGGCGTTCATCAAAGACTGACACACTTTCTGTGTGGTGATTTTCAGTTCCTTGAGTGAAGGCAGTTCAGCGTACAGGATGTCACTGGGACGGGAACCGATCTTTGCGTTTGGGAAGATCGCATTGAACAATTTGTCTACCGGTGCGTAGTACTCCTCGTACTTTAACTTGTGTACAACCGCTTTAGCTGCCTCGTAATCGCGTGAAATAGCTTCTTGGGTGTATTTGTCCATGGAAGCGATTTCAGCCTGCGTATAGTCCTTTAAACCATACATCAGGCGACGATACATGTTGCGCTGTATCGGGTTCATGTAGAATCCCTGGCGAACTTCCTTGCGGATGTTCTGGGATTTGTTCTGAAAAAGTGACTTGTCATAAGGTACAGTCACGGTTTTCTTACTGTGCTCGTAGTAGATCTCTACTCCGTGCGCTTTGGCGGAAATGCTTTTAATGTTATTCATAAACGTAGGGTTTAAGTTGTTGTTTGAGTTTTTGCGGGTTTAAATGTAATAAGTTCTATAAATATTCTACAAAAAACCCCGACAAAAATATTGCCGGGGTCCTGTGCAAAACATAGTGGTCAAATGTCTAACTGACTGTATATCAGTTATCTGAGGGAAATATTTTATCCACAATGAAGTATAAAACGAGTACGGGTATATAAACGGGTCCGATGATAAGGTTTACAAAATCAAAGGGTACAAGTTTACGGGTGAACTGTTTTATGATAAAGATCCCGGTAGACAGGATGTAAGTGAACATCAGGTACGTAACGATCGTATCGGTGTTCAAGCAAAGAGTGGTGTTGTTCATGTATGGATTATGTCTAATAGATAACGACGGGGTTCTCGTAAACACGAAGAGTAGAAGGAGTGCCGTCACACAGTAACGTGTGAACAGTTGCTCCTTCTATTTTTTCGTGATACTCAAACGCACCTACGTTATGGTGTGTAGCGAGGATGTCAATAACGTGTTGACGGGAATAACCCTGGATGACGATGGGTGACCGCTTCGGGTCGGCAGAGGTCAACACACCGTAACAGGGATATGTACAGGGTTCTTGTTTCTTGTAAGCAGCAAACTGCTGCTTGTTCAAGTTTTTGATTCCAGAATACATAATGAGAGGATTAGGGAAATTAGATCTTGTGATCGGGATGCCATTCGTCGAACTCGCAACCATTAGCATCTACATCAGGTAACTGGTGATACAACAGCGTATCGTTACCGTAGAAGTTCATGAATGCTTCGATGGGACGCATGTTCATTGCAGTGATGACAGGGTAGTCAGATAACTTTTTACCGTCAGCGTCGACAGCGTAGAACTTATCGCTGTTTTTTGATCTCACTTGGAGTAAATGCTTATACTCGATCGTCTTACAACTCTCTAGTACGTCACTGGCGTTTTCAGCGTTGACTTCACCGTCGTCATGACTGACACAGTCGATAGTTAATGATCTCACCTCTTCTAATTCATAGAAAGCGCCTTCTTCAGTGTTAGATAATTCAAATATTTTCATCGGAGTTTAATGTTGCACTGGTGATGGTTTCAGGATTGAACAATGCTTCGGTAACAGCAATCTCGTTGAGATTTGTAATGACAGTTTCGTCAACAAACAAAACGTTTTGCTGATTGATTCGAAGATTGAAATAGCGATGAGCTGTTGCATTCAACTTCATTATCGGGTGTTTTTCAACAGCTACAGGGACAATGAAGTAAGGATGCGGTTGTAAGTTCTGGTCCACAAGGACTGGACAAACTGATGTAGACAGTACTCGACCGTCCACCAGATTAATGTTGTAAATACGATATGTGTTTTTCATAGGTTTAAATGTTAAATGTTTGAAGTTTATGGTTGTATATCTGCAAAAAACCCAGGGTGCAGAAACCCTGGGCATTTGTAATTGCAGTCTATGAAATACAACATTTCACTCCTCATCTATCTGCGTCGATGTAGTAGTCAGGACATGATTCGAACATGTATGAACTTTCGTTCTCGGGAAGGTTCCCTAGCGTCTTTCCAATTCCGCCACCTGACTATATTTGCTGTCTTTCCAGCTGTCAGATACTTCTATATCAATGAGGTAGATTGTTTTTGTTCTGTTCATCATACTGAATCCTTTCTGGAACTCTACCAAAACCAAGTGTAGTTAGGACAGGAACTGCCCCTGTAAGGATATTTAAATCAGATCAATAATCTGATACCTAAATGCACCTTGTGCTACCTAACTATGTTGCCAGTACTTTCCTGGCTGTCACGATTTTCCTAGTGTCAGACAATTGTTTTGCCTCTCATTACCTCACTAGTTTTGGGGAGTGTCTACCTGATTACACACATCCATTCCACCTTGCAGGGGAAAATGTACCAGAGACAGGATTTGAACCTGTATTTTACCCGAATCGTGCAATGCACCTAAGGCTGCGTCTACCATTCCGCCACTCTGGTATATCTACACTATTTAAACTTAATAGCTTCGAATGTTTTTCCAGTGTCTGTCATGACATAATAACTTGTATTTTCATGAAGTAAGTGAGTACTAGAATCACCAATAATAATTCCTTGAACATTTAAGTCGTCAAGTTCTTCAATACAATAATTTTCCTGACTGTAAAAGTTCAGGTTGTTAAGGAATTTTTCATCATTAGACATCTGTCTTCTGTTGAATAAAATGTAACTCTGTCCAATTTCGTGATTGGACTCAACACCGTTAGTGTCGTTTTGAATTGATCTTAATGTATACATATATTTATAAATGGGTTTTGTGCTCAAGGTCGGATTCGAACCGACACAACTTGCGTTACTGCCGCCTGAAGACAGCGCGTCTACCTTTTCGCCACTTGAGCATGTTAAAAACAACAAATACTCCAGGAATTGAACCTGGATTGTTTAACTACTTTAGCACCCGTTTCACTACTCAGTTCCGACAGTCCTCAGAAGATGATAAACACGTCTTTATTGACGTGAAATCATGCAACCTTGCTGAACCTACTTATTCGCTATTTTGCGTGGATTTCGTCATTGGTATCAACACACAACCACAGTACTTGCTGTTTTTACAAAATTAATCAAGACCTAAGTGGTCATTAATTTTCTTGAATAAATTGTTGACATAATCTGCTTCACGGTGTGCAGCGATCAGGTCATCGTAGAATCCGATTTCGATTCCGTAAGTGAACTCGTCACTTTCAAAATCGCGTTCTGTACACAGGGATTCTGTTTCGTCATCATGGAGATGGTAAATGTCCTTAGACATGCAGAACAAATCCAGCGCCTCGTTACGGGAAACAATTTCCCATACAAATCCGTCACTGGTCATTACGTAGTTTAAATCTTCTACGAGTTTTGCACGCTGGATTTGTCGTCTGGATAGTTTCTTGTAACTCATGACTTAGGAGTTTCTTTCTTCTTACGAGGAGTAGGAGACTTGGGTTTAGTTTGAAACTCGATGTTGTTGACAACCGTTTTCACTTTGTCTAAATCCCAGGACAATCGTTCGTAAGATTTTTGAAGTTGTCTTGCATGTTCCGTTTGCTCACTCATCACCTCTAACTGCCGAATCATGTGTTCTTGCAATAGATGAATCTTATTGTTAAGATAGATTTCTACAGAAAGAGTTTGCAGAACATGTAAAGCGAAATAGGTAACGGTAATAGTACCGTACCATAAAACAAAGTTAGTAGTAGGAACAAATGCGATTCCTACTGATCCTATTAATACAATACAGAATAACAGGATGGTTAGAAGATTAAAATACTTTTTCATAGGTGTTTTATTTAGATTTTTGTTTTCCCCATCGGATGTAAATTGACCAGAACGCAAGTCCAATAGTGATCAGGTATTTCTTTTTGTGCCATTCAGCGTGTTGCCAGGAAACACCTAATTCGAACCACCACGGGTCTTTGTCCAGGATTTTATGTTTAACTAGTTCGATTTTCATTTTCCTTTACCGTTTTAATTAAGTGTCTGAGACAACCAAGTTCTGCTTCTTCGTAAGTTTCATAATCGCAATCACCTCCACCTAATTCTGTATTATTAATAATATATTTTTGTTTACTAATATTAAGAATGTTATATCCATAAAACACGGTACTTATTTTACCGGACCAGATAATACCTTGTAAACTATAGTTTTCTCGAAACCATCTAAATGCTTGTGAGTAGGTTGGTGCTGATACCCGTGAATCTAATATGTTATGATTTTTACCAAACGGAGTAAGCATTTCAAATGTAGGATGAGAAGTGTGTTCACCTTCATCGTTCTTTTTGTAATGGTAAATACAAACCTCATCAAATCCAAGTTGCTTTAACTCTAAAGCAAGTTCGTAGGGTACAAAGTCCACTGCCGTTTGTTTTTTATTGTTTGTCATAGTTTCTGTGTTTGTGTAAAGCTGAATTATGTTTTTAAGTTTACTTATTTTATTGTTTGTCATTGTTTTTTGATTCGTTTATACAAAACTGACAGCAAGGATTGCCGTTTTTAATAAGTACCCCTAACATCTTTTTGCAGTAATGACATAATGAAATTAACATTGCTCACCTCCTTTGTGTTCTTTTATTATTTCAATTAATTTTCGAAGACAAGCAAGTTCTGAATCTGAATACTCTAACATAAAATCACCAGAATAAATTACTTCAACTGGTTTTAATTTTCTTATTGAAAAGTAATATTCATCTCTGTCTTCATCATTCTCATCTAAAAGAGTATGTACAGATATACCAGAATGTAGATTATGTTTCTCTCTAAACCATCGGAAAGCTTGTGAGTATGTTGGTGCGGTAATACAGTCCGAATTAAATACACTAATTATATTGGAATTATTACATGCCTTAGACGACCACTTCTTATAAGTGTCAGGAGCAATTTGTAATTCTTTGTTTTCTGCATACCATGCAATACAAGGTTCATCAAATCCAAGTTGTTTAAGTGCTAATGCTTCTGCGTAAGGGACAAATTCTTTTTCTACGCTACTTTGTTTATTGTTGCTCATTGTTGTTTCTTTTGTTTTTAATAAAACTGATTGTTGAAAACATACCCCAAAACAAAGATGTTATAACCCATTTGTATGGTTCAATTGGAGTGTTAAATTTGAATTGGCTTGATGTATACAATCCAATTGTAAATGCTGCTATATATGATAGCAATAATGTTAAATTTTTATTCATTTGTTACCTCCTTGTATTTTGTTTATTACATATTTTGCACCCTCTTGAATACCTTCGTGATACTCGTGTGTACAATGTCCATAATACCCCGTTGATTTGACGTACTCATCTATCTCCTCATCACTTGGTAATTCGATAGGGGTTAGCGAATCAATTAAATCTTGATTCTCTTTTAATACCTCCTTGTTGCTGTGGATTTGATACCTGCCTAATGCTAACAACATTACTGTGTGCATCTGTTCTTCTGTGTATAGTTTCATTTGTTACCTCCGTAGGTTAAAGTAATTTTAATTATAGCTTGGTTTTGTGTTGTTTTACCTGCTGGAACTTCATAATTCAACACTGTAGGCATTTTGTCTGTTGTATCTTTCGGATACATTATCCAAATAGGATGTTCAGCTTTTGCTGGAACAATGCTTACAAGTTTGTAAACTTTACCATTTATTTCAATAAAATCTTGAGGTTGATGATATATTTCACCTCGTTCTGAACATCCCATCATTCCGATGAGTAATGTTGCTAATATTAATTTTTTCATAGTTTTTCTTCCTTGAATTTGTTCTCGAGTGCTTCGAGAAGTTGGAACGCAATTTCTTCGTCATGATCCATCTGGTCATTCTGTCTGCGTTTGGCAAAGCTGTTGTCGATGGTTTTGATAAAGTGTGCGTTTTTAGCTTTAGCGTCACTCATAATCTTTTTAAGGTCTGAGTTGACATAATCCCTGATGAAGGAATATTGGATGTTGAGTGCACGTGCAAGTATATATGCACGGCGTACGTTTTTAAGTTTCTCTTCTTCTGTCATAGTCGTAGCGTAAGAACAAAAACCCTGGAAGTTTAGTTTTCCAGGGTTAAATGTTAATTTGCAGTTGTCAAGGGAGTACGGGTTACCCAGGTTGCTGTGTCGACAGCGTCTACGATGATCTCGTAGTTGTTGCGGACACCCTGGAGGACATACTTTTCCTGCTTCTCAATAGATTGAATGTTGTCTACTACCCAATTGGTAAGAGAGTGAATGCACTGGAAGTTCTTCCGAAACTTGAGTGCAAATTTCTGTTGGTTTTTTCTACGTCTAGGCATATTAGTGAAATGTTGGAGCTGCACACCGGAATCGAACCGGTACTTGTCACAGGGTGTCTTTTGCAAGGACAATGTGACTGGGACGACGCATCTACCCAAGTGCAGCTGTGAAAACTATATATATGTTACAGATATAGTTTTTCTAGATTGGTTGATTACCGATACTGTCAAAGAAATCTTTCACTTCTTTAACAATGATTTGTTCGTAATACATGTTAGCAGTCTGTTCAATGAGTTTTTTAGTGACATCAATGCGATGCTTAACAAGTTCAGGGTCTTCATCTAGATCTGCTGCAAGAGCAAGTTCAAAGCGGAGTTGTAGGGATTCGATGAATTTTTCAGGTCCTAAGTAAGCCAGGACACATCGGGAGCTGTGAATCAATTTAGCAAAATCTTCTGCTAATGAGGTTTCAACGGAATTGGACATGGTATTTTTAATAGATTTGGTTTTAATGATCAAAGAGTTCGGATTTATTGAACCCAAGTGTTTTGATTCTGTTGATTAACTCTTCTTCAGAAGTTATTTCACAGTCTTCATCACCTGTAAATTCAAAAACTGATTCCATTAATTCAGTTTCAGTATCTACACCTACACTGCTTAATAAATCTCCGATTTCTTTAGGTAGATTGTGACCACCAAGTTGGTCGTCTAACGTTCCTGGTTCTTGAGATAAACCAATCATGGTCATCTCACCATCTTCGTCTGTGTGCACATCGAAGTACCAGTCATTTGGGTTTGTGCTGTATGTTGCCATTGTTTTAGGACATTAAAGGTCGAGCTTGTTCGATTAAGTCACGGAAGTTCTCTAAGAATTCTTCTGCTATTTCTTGGGATTGGAATGAAAGAAAATGATTATCATACCATCTAGGATAAATTTTATAGTCATCATTTATAGGAGTGATAGAAAACTTTTCATAACTATGATCTGTCCAATCAGGAACCCAACCTTGACGATAAATATCACGCAAGATTGACAACTGAGCAAGTGCAATAGATGCTAATGCTTGTTCTTTTGTTTCAAACGTGTTTCTAGCATCATAAGTTGGTAATACTGATACTTCTCCTAGTTTAGAATCACCAGTAACAAACCATCCCTTGATTCTTTCTATTTCCTCCCAAGTTTTAGGTAATGCTTTGGGTTTCTTTTCCTGGACTTCAACCTTCTTGAACACTAACTTGGTTGCAGTACTGTTCTCTGTGTCTATGACACATCCTTCTGGTACTTCAATAGTGATAATGGTAGAAGATTCTTCAGCAACTGGTGATAACTCGAACCCAGTTTCTCCTTCTACGATGTAATGTTGTGGACTTACATTCCAAAACTTAATAAGAGTTTCAGGATTTTCGTTTGGAACTTTGAAATTTCCTGCTATTATTTTAGATCTTGGAATAGTTAATGTTTTTCCACATAAGTAAAACATGTTCCTATTCCAATCATAATGTTGGTTATCTTGATAGACATCAACACCTTTGGCAGCAAATTCTTTTTCTGTGAGAATTCTTACTTGAATGGTTTCTTGTGTTGACTCGGTCTTTTTTGGTCTTCCTACTTTTCTCTTAACAGGAGAAGTAGAAGAAGCGACTACTACCTCACTCTTTCCAGCAGCAGGTGTAGTCTTTTTAGTGGTTTTTGTATTTTTCATAGGATTTAAAATGTTAATTGGAAATAACAGCGAGTGCATGGATGATCTCGCATTTCTCGATGTTTTCTTGAATTTGAATACTGGGTATGACGTTGATAGAACCTCTAGTTAACACGTGTTTGGTTTCATGGGGATGAAAACGTTGACGTCTGTAGCGTATAATGTAAATTGTCCGATGATCGTGCATGTCCCAGTGACTATATAAGAGGTCGTTTGTACCGTTCCACACTACACCTGCAGCGCGAAATACCTCAAACAATTGGTCAGCCAGTTCCTCGGTAGGACACACTACAATGATGCAGTTCAACTCATCATGTTCTAGTTTTTTGAGTAATTGGTTAAACACTTTCATAAAAAGTTGTAGAGGTTTCTGTGTGAATGATTCCGCAAACGTGTAATACTGCATATTTATAACCCATTTCAGTAACTCGATCAATTGAACCTAGATTACCTCTTCGGACATCAAGAAAACCATCATTATTACAACTAACAGCATAGAGTGTCTCTTCTTTGTAGTCGGACCATTCAGTGTCAGTCGGTTGCAAAATGCGACCATCGTTAAACCATGTGACTTTTTTAGAGGCAAGGGTGCGCATAAGCATTTCAGCATCAGTTAGATTGTCGCATGGTATTAATATCCATATTAGTTCTTCAGACTTTAACTTTTCAAGTAAATCGTCTAGTATGTTTAATTTGTTCATAAGACTTATAATATGTGAGAGAAAATATCCTTTGGAACAAGTGATGAACCTATACCCATGTTATTACCAATCTCGATGAGGTCATTAAGATGTTTCTTAAACGACGGGGCGTCGTGATGACGTGCTTTACGGAGATACTGACGTTTTGCTTCTATACAAAACATAGGTGATTGAAGACGACCCCAATAATAGTAATTAATCCCACTTTTTTGTACAATGACATACTCTTGAGTCCAAACCAGTTGGTCTGTTGGTACTTTGAACACGCAGATTTTGATGTCTTTATACTTACAAGCAATCCGCTGTACTTTATTACCAGCAACGTCTATGTCTGTATCACTCAGACTCTCAGTTGTTACATCCAACGTTAAGCCTAATGGATCTGCAAATGTTGATATGGACATGTAGTCGGGTATAAGGACATCTATATCGTTCGGTTCTCTATTGAGAAGCTTATGGGTATGCAGCATAATACTGCCGCCGATGATTGCATCGGGTGTATTCCGATAGATGTTTTCTATTAGTTTTGATAAATCGTGTGGGTTCATAGTCTAATTGGTATTTGATTCACGGTGGATCCCTCTGCACTCAGTTGTAAGGAGACCCGTATCTCTCTCTTGTTGCTCACGGTTTTAAGTGATAACCTTACAACTGCCCACCCTTGGGAAGTGAGAATGGTGCATTACTGCTCGTCTTTCCGAGCTGTCACTATTTTTATGCTTCCTCGAGTTATTGTTTAACCCAGTTCGACCCGTAGCACTTAGGTACGGACAACCATCTCATGCAACACGTCCGTCATTCTTATTGTTGCATCTGGTACGGTAGTCAGGGTGGGATTCGAACCCACAGTTCCTAAGTCTATGAATTTCGCGATAGTTCGAAGATCCATTGCTGGATCCTCGCTTCGGATATTACGACACCTGACTATTACCCTCTGTGTTCAGTTGTAACTATACTTGGGATGTGTTAAGCACCCGCTCTGAATATAGTATGTGCTTCTTTACATGGTATTTCTACCTACAACTGCTGGTCCTTGGGAAACCAGAGTGACACATTACTAAAAAAGGGAGCTGTTACACTCCCTTTTTACAAATTACATGTACATAGAAACAATCTTGTTAATGAACTCTTCAGAAGTAGTAGAAGATTCTGCAAAAGCAGCTTCAACAATGATGTTGTTAGCAATGTCTTTAGTAGAAGGTAGACCTTTAGATCTGGAAGATAAACTTACACTTGTTGGATCATACCCATAACGAGTGTTGACTGCACAGATTCGAAGATTGTCTTTCTCGTATTTTTTGTCGAATTGCTCACGCTTTTTCTCAAACTTATCGATCAAGTCATTAAGTTCATTACGTTTGTTTCTGATGTTTTCAATCAGCGTAACAAACTCTTTGAAGTCTTTAGATTCTTCAAGTTTAGCAATCTTTGCTTTTCTTGCTTCGTCATTGGATTTTTCAATTCTTGTTTGCACCTGTTCTGCAAGTGCTTCAGCAAGCGTTTTAGTGATTTTAATACCTGCGGTTTTCATGGTTGTGTTTTTCATACCTGCATTGCTGCAACGCACTAGACCTAAATGCTGTTTATACTCGTCTAGTCGAGTTGGGATCCGGACAGACCCGCGGTGGTTTCCCTACTCTTCCTAATAGAGAGAAGAGAGAAACACTATATAGAGAGAGATACAGAGAGAGAGTAATCATCCTATATAGAGAAACAACTATATGTATGTATGTAAGTACACACAGTACGTAAGAAGTGTCCATGTGGATAGTTAGATGGATAGTTACCAGGATATTTACCAGGATAGTTACTACAATCTACCGTATAGACGTCACCCTGAGTGAATTAGCTATCTATTGCACCCGTTCGAGGTAAAAACTAGATAATTCAGTGTTGTCAGAGTCGAAGAATGTGTTGAGTGGTGAAGGGTCACTCCCCCGCGTCCTCACTCACGTTCACCACAAAACAACTCCCCCGGGTGAGATTCTTCTCTCTATTACTCTATATAGAGAGAGAACACACCCAAGGGATAGTTGTATAGTATGCTACATACTGCGTAATGATACCACTAGCAGTGTCTAGTAAGCGATAATCGTTTGATTATCAGTCTTCTAGTTCAGCGTCGTTAGACGACACGGCAGCGCGTGCGGATACACTAACGGGAGTCGCGAAAGAATCTTTGATGATCTGTTCCTTGATCATGTAGTCTTCCGACTTAATGGTAGTGTAATACACCTCACCGGTTTCTTCGTTCTCGCGCTGTTCTAACTGGGCGATTTTACCCACATAACGGCGAGTGAAGTACACGGGTTTACCGGTCTTCTCGTCTGTTCTAAAGTTTTCACCCTGAATAGATTCGAAGTCGGCGATCTCGGATTTCGTTCCGGAAACGGCATAAACGTGAAGCGTTCCAGCTTTCACGCTACGCATGTAGTTGATAGTCAACATGTGTAGTGTTTGTGTTTAAAGTGATTGTTTAAATGAAATAACTAACTGGATTCAACGGGAACAAGAAAAATAAAGCAAGCTGCGAAGCAGCGCAGCGATAAGTCAAGTTAACCAGCGCGCTATAACACGCTGCGAAGCAGCGAGCGTACTACTAAAGTGAAACTAAAAAAAACTAGAGTGTCGTGACAGTATCATGACGAAGTTTTGGTCTTACCCCCGTAAATTTCGAGACAAACCCCCATTTTCATGATCATGTCACTACAGTTTTCTTTAGTCGTAATGACCGTAATAATAACCCCGTGATCCTGTTCGGCGTGAGGTTTACACTATTCCGTAGCGATACGCCGGACAACAACGAACCTCACAACGAACGCCGTACAACGGAAAACAACTGTACAGCTCGTCGTACAGCTCGTCGTACGATAGTCGTTGTACGATGGACGCAGTCCCGATGCGTGAGCATCGGTAGTTGACGATGAAAGAAAGAGAAAGAGTCGCAGGTGTATGTTCCTACGATGGCGATGAAGTAAAAGCGCAGAGGGTGGTGTTCCCCCTGCGCTGTGGTGTTAGTCTTCTGGATGTAAGATCACGGTTGCTTTCTCGACGAGTTTGCACCAGTCCTGCAAATCGCACTCTCCTGTGCGGATTACATCATTGATCTGGTGCTTGTAGGAAGCGTAGTCGAAGTTCTCTTTCAGTTCAGCTTCAGTGATACCGAGTTCACGTGCAGCGTCCTCGCTCCAGCGTCTCTTGTTTGCGATGTTCGCTTCAATGATATCATGACCTTTCCTGAACCATGCAGAGTGAGTTTCAATGTCACGGTATTTATAATACACGAGGTTTGTGTATTTGTCGTACATAGTGAATTGAACGTCGGTTCTGTTCGTCTTTTCGACGTGCATTATTTCAATGCGATTAGGAATCTCTGGTTCAGTGTAGATTCCTAATAGAACTTCGGCAGCGACTTCAGGATTATGAGTTGCTGCGATGATGTCCATGAGGTTCTCGATGTCCTTACCAAACTTGGCAGACAGAGCAAATTGAATGATTTTGTGCATAGTAAAATGTTGTTTATAGTGAATTCAATTGGAATGCTAATGATATCATGCAGCGACGAAGTCGCGTGTACATGATGAAGAAAGCGTAGAGGTTGTTACACCCCTACGCTATCGTGTTAATCTTCCAAGTCTGCATCATCAGCATCGACACTCTGACGTACTTGTGCAGGAGCACCAGCATTCATGGAGTCTTTGATGATTTGCATTTTAATCATGAAATCTTCGCTCAACACCGGTGAGTAG